TTGCAAAATCTTCGGTCGCATGAACCCCAACTAATTCCACAGGCTTTCCGTTTTCAACAGCAGAAACAAACAATGCGTCGTCAAACGGGGCAACTGACTCGGTCAACACTTCATCAACAACGTATTTTGCGGCGGCTTCGCTGCGATAGTCAGGATTCAAGGTCTCCACATTGATTGGAGTTTGGCGCTGAGAGGTGACGGCACCTTGCGAATACCCGGAACGGTTACCCCAACGAGCGTTGGCGGCCGCTCGGGCTGCCTCGGTTCGAGATCCGTATTTGCGTTGGTACGCCTTCTCAATGCCGTTGGACATTGAGGGCTGCGCCAACGTCTTGTTAGCCCGTTTCATAACGTGTTCAGCCTGATCGACAGACAGTTTCCGTGGCTTCGGGTTTAAGTGATATTCGGTGAACACTTCGGCAAACAGTTCGGGCGAGTTGGTCGACGCATATTCACCGACGTAATAGCCAACAAACTTTTTGCGAGATTCGGGAGTTATGGGCGTACCAGCCATTGCCCTGCTCACGGGATCGCTTAAACCTTCAATTCGTTTGCTGACAGGGACCATGCCGAAGGGATGGGAGCCCGTGAAATCAATCGCATGAGCGAACTCATGAACAAGGGTTCGCTTAGCCGTCTCTTTGATAACGGTCGAAAGTTTGCCTTCGCCCATCAAACCGGTTGGGGTGTAAAAACGGTTGTCTTCAGATTGCACCGAGGAAACAGCAAACCGAGCGGCGTTGTCGGGGGTAATAAGTTTGGCGTTGATGCGGATCCCTTGAACGGTCGTGATGTACGAACCAGCGACACTTTCCCCCATGGGCGGAACACCGAACTGCTGACCGAGTTCGATCAACTCTTTCTTTCTCTCTGCACTCAGGCTTGGCGGAAGACTGACGCCTCGGCCTGAAAACGCATCCTTGAAGACTTCTTCTGTCCCAACAAAGTGCAGTTCAGTGTCGGGATACAACGTCAATAGTTCGTTCAATCCGTCAGCGATGCCGTTAGCCGCATTGATATCAACACCGGTCAAGTCCAAGATTGTGCGTTCACCCCAACGCTCATTGAAAGCCTTGTTGATGTCTTTTATGGAGCCTTGGTCAACCCATGGCTCGATTTGAACGGCAGCAGTCTCAGCGGTGCCCGTTTCAGCACCCCGTCCACCCCAGCGCGCGTTCGCTGCTGCACGACCGGCCTCGGACCGAGACCCGTACTTGCGTTGATACGCCTTGGCAATAACAGTTGCAGGAGCGGTAGGAACAGGTAAACCAACTGAGATAAACGCATCCTCAATGATCCGGCGAGACAAACCCCGAGGGCTTGAACTCAAATGGTATTCAGAGAACGCTTCAGCAAACAATTCCCGATCGTTCCTTGAAGCGTATTCTGAAAGACCCTTTGTAGGGCCGCCAAATGCCCGAGCCCCGGCGTCCTTCAAAGCATTTCTTTGAAGTTCAGCCTCGTAACCTTGCAGTCGGTATTTCTTTTTGAATTGGTCGGTCAGCCAATAGTCGACATGATGCCCGAATTCGTGAGTCATAACTGATCTCACTCCGGTCAATGCCCGACCGTTCAGTGTGCGATCTAAATTGAAAACACCTTTAGGTTTGAATCCGGACTCTGCTCCAGTCCTAGCAATGTCATCGAAACCTCCAGTGGAATATTTGGCGTTGATACGAATCCAAGGTGAAGCAGCCTGATCTGAACCGTTTGCAGCATCACCCAAAGCCCCTTTCATGGGGTAACCACTTGCAGCGGGCTCTAAATCTCGCATACCGAGTTCGTCGCCAATGTTTTTGATTCGGGCAGCGACCTCAGGATATTGATCGGCGAGTTCGACAAATGTTGCAGCAACTTCATTAGAAATGGCGACATTTGCCTCTCGGAAACTGACATTGAGATCAGGGAAACGTCGCCGCAGTTCTGCTGCAATCTCAGGGTTACCTTTTTGATTCTGCCAAGGTTCAAAGTCGGCGGAGTAAACCGGAGAAATCGCATCAACCTTAGGAGCCCGGTTGCCCCATCGTGCCCGTGCGGCGGCCTGAGCGGCCTCACGTCTAGTCGCATACTTGCGTTTGTATGCCTTTTGAATTGAAGAAGGAACGGGAACACCCATATTGGCGAAAGCCGATTCAACGATTGTTCTTGCTGCCGGACGAGGATTCGCTGAGGTGTAAAACTCTGCGAAGGACTCGGCAAACAATTCTCGATTGTTTGTAGTCGCATAACGGGAAATCGTTTTACCGATAGCGAACTTGACGTCAGCCTTAGCGCCCGGAACAAGGGTCTTCTGAAATTCCTTTTTGATTTTCAATTTCGTTGACTGCATGAACTTGTCATGGTCTTTTGCACCAGCCGGAGAAGGGCTCCTGCCATCGGTCATGCTGCCTAACCAATAGTCGACATGATGCCCGAATTCGTGAGTCATAACTGATCTCACTCCGGTCATAGGGCGACCGTTGACAATGCGAGAGGGGTCATAGGAACCAGCGACAAACAAACCGCTTTCTTGACCCCTCTTTACTGCATCGTCAAATTTCTCCTTGGTGTAGAGCGAAGAGATTCGGATCCTGCCACTTCGATATTTCTTGGTTACAGGATCCCAAACCGGTTGGCGAGCAGACATAGCGGCGCTTATGTACGCGCTTTGGATAACGCCAATCCGTTCAGCAACCTCAGGGAACAGTGCAGCATTTTCAACAAATGCAGCGGCAGCCTCGTTAGCGACGTCAGGTTTAATTCCCACAAGATCGACTTTGATATTTGGGAATCGGCGCTGCCATTCCTCTTCAATCGCATCGGTCGTCGGCAAGTCCGTCCACTCAGCAGCAGAAGTCTTTGTTGAGCCCGGATCATCAGCCTTCTTGCCACCCCAACGGGCATTAGCGGCGAAACGAGCAGCCTCTTCCCGAGTGGCGAACTTTCGTTTGTACGCTTTAGCAATCCTCGAAGTCGGAACAGGAACTCCAAGGCCCTCAGCAAAACCATTGACCCAAGTAGTCGCATAAGGGCGAGGACTGTCGCTCAGATGTATCTCAGCCCACGACTCGGCAAAAGCCTCATCCATGTCAGCAGCGCCATATTCAGAAAGAGCCTTGCTGATTTCTTTCGATCCGGTGGTTTCTCTTCCGAATTCGTTTATTTTCGTTACCAGTGGCCTGACGTTTTTCCAAGCAGCGTTGTTGCCTTTATCAAGAACACTTTGCAAGTCGTTTTGCCATCTAACGTCGCTGGAACTTTGTTTGCCCATATGTCGTGCAACGGCATGACCGAATTCGTGGACAGCGATGTATTCGCCCGCCTTCACGTTCGATCGTGTCGGGACAACCCAACCGGAGTACTGATTTTTGCTGAAAGCGTCTTGAACGAAGTTGTCACTGTCTTCCGAGAAAACGATGAAGCCGTATTTCATCGAAGTGCCACCGAAACAACCGTTAGGCAAATAGCCCACGAGTTTTGTGGTCTCGGCATCGCTCAAACCCAACTTTTTTTGAACGGTTGGTCGGTACAGAGGCGAACTTGTTCCTCCAACAAACGAAAGACCGGCAGCAACATCCGGGTATTGCTCAAACATGGCATCGAGCCCAGCGGCAGCCTGTCTAGCGAAACGGATTGATACGCCCTCGAAACCGCCGGGAACTAAAGCACCGTGCTTCTCGTTCCAAGCAGCGTTGACTTCGTCAATGGTTTCAAGTTTTGTCCAGTTGACTTCTTTAGCAGCAGAAGGTTTCGGTGACCGGTTCCCCCATCTTGCGTTCGCAGCGGCCTGAGCGGCCTCACGTTTAGTCGCATATTTGCGCTGATAAGCCTTCTGAACTGAAACCGGGTTCAGACTAGGTTTCCAATTCGGGATCAAAACCATCGTGCATTTGCAATTGGGATGATCCAAAGGGCCCATCTTGCCGTTTGAGAATGTCTCTAACATCCCGACCGTTTCGCCATTCAGTAACTTGCATCGATCGCATGGGCGAGTGGCGAACCAGCGTTTCCCGGTCGTGTAAGGATCGATGAGCCCCGAGTCGGCGGCTTGCAGCCATGACAAATAGCGGCCGTACATAGCGGCCTGACCGGTTTCAGTGCGGGCAATGGTCATGGCGCGTTTGCGAATAAGGCGGGCCCGATACTTCTCCGCCAACTCGGCAGCCTTTTTCATTGCCGTTTCATACGGCATCGTCTTCGACAACTGTTCAAACTGGCGGCGTTCAAAGTTCTCTACTGCCCGGGCCCAACGATCGTGCAAGCCGATGCTGTTGCGGAGTTCCGCTGCGATCTGATCGACGGTGCGGCCTTCACGGAAAGCCCTAGCGACGACATCACGGACCGTTTGCTGAACTTCTTCGGTGACCTGCTTTATCAATTGCCCAACACGGTCTTCGGCGTAGGCAATGGCTCGGGGATCGGTGATATCGAAACGCATAGTTGCGTTTACGGTTCGAGACAGCGGTGCTTCCTGTTTGACAGCACCCTGAAGAATTGCCGCTTTCAACGGATCGAAGAGTTGACGGAGGAACCCTTCAAAGCCTTTGAGATCCCCAACTAATGCAACCCAATCGGCGGTTGCAAGGTTTGTGAGATCCGGGTTAATCGCATTAATGGCACGTCGATAGATGTCAATGATCTGATTGACGAGAATTGAATCCCCTGTGGGGACTTTTGCTTTGCTGAGGCGCTGAAAGTTGAAGGTCACGGGTTATGCCCCGTCTGCCGGAATGTCCTCTGCTGGGCCTGAGTCAGTCGCATCGGCAGAGCCGGTATCGGCTGCCGTTTGTGCTTCCATGTCGGCTTGGGCTTGGGCGTCTTCAGCCTCTTTAGCGTCCCGAGCGTCATGGTCGATGGGGGGAAGGGAAGCGATCTGCCGCATATGGTCTTCAAGGTCTTCGTCGGTGACGATGATGCCAGCCGAGGTGAGTTTCGAGACGTAATCGGAGATTTGTCCGAGATCCACTGCGGTGACGTCGCCGACAACGAGTTTCGGGCATCGGGTGACATCCATGCCGTTGACTTCAAGGAGACGTGGAATCGCATGATCGTTGAAAACATCGGCGATCATTTTGCCCCAAGCCTCAATGGCAGTGGTGAACAGGTCAACCTTTGATGCGCCGAGGGAGAACGATCCGACGCTTTCGTGGCCGAGCAGAATGAAGTCGGCCAGCACGGTCATAGCGATTCGTTGGTCGTAACGGGAAATGGTTTTGTCAATGTCGAACTGTCGGGTGCCTCCCGAGTTCAGGAGACTGAATTCGACGAGACGGTGTCCGTCGGCATCATGCAGCATGGGCATGACGATGCCTTCTGCTTCGTTTCGTTTGACGCCTTGGACGATGGCTTGCACTGAAGCGAATGCTGATTTTTCGTCGGCAGTCGCATCCGATGACATCCACTGTGGTGGAACCCAAGCGATTGGCAAACCGGCGAGGTCTCTTTCGATACCGATGGCTTCAAACTCTTCAATGCGGCGCTTGTAATACCAAGGGCGATACGCATTGCGGATAACTGAGCGGCCTTCAGGGTTGCCTTTGACCGTTGTGGTGCGGAACAGCAGGCCCTTTTCAATCGGGATGGTTGCTCGAACCCCTGTGGATGGGTCCAACTGTTCCATTGAGATGAGACCGCCAGCGTCGTCAAAGTACCAGCGGATCAGCGTGTCCTGTGAGCGGATCGGGAGTTTGCGCCAACCGATCTTGCCGTCAGTGAAACGGGAACGCTTAGTCGCATCCTTTTCAGCCGGACCGACTCGGCGCTTGTAAACAATTTCATGGAATGACCAGCCGTGCAAAAGGAACGACAGGATTTGAGAAAGAGTCGACGACCATGAATCGCTCATGTCGTGGCGACACGATTCGACGAAGTCGGCGACTTCGAGATCCTTTGCATCGGGTTCTTCGGTGTCTTTGTCAACATATGGGTCAACTCGCCATTCGACTCGCATCAGGAGACGTTCAATGGCAAACAGCATTGCTCCGATGACCGGATCGTTGTCAGCCATTTCCCGGTATGCGCGTGCGCCCTCGCGCCCGCGAAGACGGTTCAGGAACTCTTCAACAATTACTCCACCGCCTCGTTTGAGGCCGGTTGAGCCAAGTTCTTGGAAATCAGCCATCAGCGAGACCCTTGCATCCATCCAGCGCCGCCGCCGTCGTGGGGCTGCTTTTTTACTGCTCCGGTAACGCTTTGCTTCGTGGAACCATTACCGATGCGGAGATTGATAGTGGTTTGATCGGTGACAGCCGTGACGACAGCGTGGCGAACTCGGCCAGCAGCGGTGCGGTATCGGACAAACGAGCCTGTTCGGACGATGTAAGGCATCAGAAACCTTTCCGTTCGTTGACTCGGGCAAACGCATCCTTCAAAGGGACGCCATCAATGACAAGTCGACGGATTCGAGCCCGCTGCTGTGACGTTGCTCCACCCCAAACACCCCAGCGTTCCTTCAGCCCTGACTGTAAGCAATTGAGTTTCACGGGGCAGTCCTGACAGATACGGGTAGCGGTGACGGTGTCCGGACCGAAGAATGGGCTGCATCCAGTGGCTTCTCGGCGACATTTAGCGCCTTGCCACCACATTGGGGCCGCAACCCACGGTAGGTTCACTCGCCGTTGTCAACAGAGATTCGGGCAACAAGGGTCAGGGCTTGGTCATCTGAGAATCCGGCCGCGACGAGACTGAGAAACATTTCGTGGATGGCGATGGCCGCTGCGGACATGGGTGTGTCAATGTCTTCGAACGGTTGTTCATCCATAGGCGGCGATCATACATCCCCAGTCGCATTCGGGACAGGGTCACCTTTTTTTGGCTGTTGAGACGACCCAATTGATTGCTTTCATGAGGTTGGCGAGGATCGCTGCGATCAGGATTGCGAGACCGATAATGAGTTTCACGGTGGCTCGGCCGACATAGAAGATCGCCAAGATCATGTAGGGCAGCATGATGACCATCAGGGTTTTGGTTTCCTGTCATTTAATCTCATCCATGCTCCGTGCCATTCGCCGTCAGAATCATGGGATGACAGGACGCCATATTCTTGGTCGTGAGTGACGATTTTGCCGACGAGGTGGCGGAGGTTGAGTTGACAGATGTCGCATTCGTCGTGGGTGATGTCGAAATCAAAGCGTTTCACTGTTGCTCCTTTTGGCTGCCCGGTTCAGCCTTTTGGCAAGGGCTTCGGCGCATTTTGTTGCGCTTGACGGCTTGGAGTGGGCGTGAGGGCAACGCCCTTGCTCAACTTGACTGTCAACTTTACGCCACACGATTCCGGAGAAAGAACGAACTCGCTGAGTGACGGGCCGAGGCGTGTTCTTTCGAAGTGACGTTCGTTGGGCCTTGAATTCTCTGACCTTTGGTGATGCTTGCCATTCGGTCATGCTGTTCCTTTCCGAAGAGCCCCTGCCCTTCACTCCAACGGTACCACACCGGGGTTAGGGCTTGGGCCATTCGACGTTAGTCAAGTCAACCGGGCGAGTCGGGGGGATCT